CGGTTCCAGTAAAACCTCCCTTCTAATAAGGAATATCAAATTGGTTGTATAAGATCCTATACAACTAATTAACCATGAAACATTCCAAGAAAGGGAGGTTTTAAAGGAACCGTAGGTTCCTTTACGTAGGTTCCTTTACGTAGGTTCCTTTATGAACCTATGTTATATTTTGTATTGTACTCCATGTCCCAATCAAAACAGTTGCAAATTAAACCCATAGATTATGATTTTGACATACAACATTATTCTATGGTGGATTTGCAAAGATTGTTTCAATTACCTGCCCATGGTAAATTTTCAGTAGAAGATGTTCTAGTAAAAAAAAATGAATTTCGTGAACGTATTTTAACTTGTGGTGCTGGTGCTAATCCAATGTTGGTTCGTCAATTAAACATTTTTTTACAAAATGCCTGTGATTTATTAACGTACATGTTACCAGAAGATATTACCGAAGAATTACCACTGGATTACTTTCATGAATCACGTTCTATGAATATTACACAACGTTACGAAGAAAACGTTCCAGTTTATGATAGAGCCAAGCGAGAAATTATTGAAAAACCTGATGTTAAATTCAATATGGTCATGCAAAATGAATTCAATCCTGGTAAAATAAATCCTATACACACTCCGGTAATTACCAAATGTTTGAACATTGATACCCGTTTTCGTGACAATTTGTACACTTCACAAAGTTCCGATTTTATGTTTAATTTACCTGAGCGTATACGTAAAGTAGTGAGTATGCAAGTATCTGCTTATGAATTTCCAGTTACTTATTACAGTACATCTGCCTCATATGGTAACAATTATTTGAATATGTTTTGTTCTTTTTATAATACACCATCATTTGATTCATCTATGACCATTTTGAGAACAATTGTTATACCTGACGGAAATTATGCAGCGACAGATTTGATAGGATATATAAATGCGCAATTATGTGTTAGAAATTCCGTGGATCAATCATTGATATTTAGTCAATTAGATGCCTCTGGCATTTTTAATTGTATACAATTCTCTTTGGATTTGAACGACAGTGGTTCTGGTAGTGGAAAAATATTTTTACAATGTTCTGATCCGACTGGCTATACGTGGTCTAAAAACATTATATCGGTGAATATGGATTTTACTTTGGACATACATGGACGTTCGGATTTAGTAAGTATTACTTCCAAAATTGGATGGAATTTAGGATTCATTCGTCCCCAATATCATGGATTAACTCATTATATATCCGATACTTTACCTGACCCAGCCTCTGTTCGTTATTTATATTTAGTAGTGAATGATTTTAACAATTGTGTGAACAATAATTTTATGGGCGCGTTTAATCGTTGGATTTTGAACAACAATATTTTGGCAAGAATTCCGGTCAATGGACAATATTTCAATATTTTGATGGAAAATCAATTGTCGCAACATTTAGAGCCACGTAGATATTTTGGACCGGTGGACATACAGAGATTACATATTCAGATACTGGATGACCATGGTCGTATTTTAAATATGAACAATGCAAACTTCTCATTGTGTCTTACCTTCAAATGTTTGTATGATTAATTTATGTTTTTATAGTATATATTAATTGAAATGTCATCTATAGGAGATACTGGATTTACTGGTGGATTCACGCTCTTGCCTCAGGGCACAAATGCTACAGATCCCGCTAGTGTTGCGATTAATCAACTTCCCATGTTCGGTGGAAACAATTCAGGAGTGATATCACAAGTCGTTTATGCTATTCAGGCCTACGGTGGATTCTCTACTACCCAAACTTTTGATAATATTACGCGTCTTCCTGAAACGATGATTGCACAATACGATGTTACAGGCGCTTTAGAAGTATTAATTCCTTGTTCATTGTTTAATGCAAGAATTGGTATTGTTAAACATTTGGGTGTGGTTGATAATAATGTTTCGGTTGATTATTACGATATTTCTGCTAATGTATTGAAAGTTGATTCATTGACTCTTACTGCTGAAGATTTTGTTGCGGCTATTGGAAATGTGAATCAAATTATTTCTGTCGGAAACTTTTCCACTATCTACAATGATTTCAACAATTATGTTTCTCAATACTTTGGATTTTCTAGTTTTACTGCAGGTTCTGAATGGGGTTTTGGTACGTTGTTTACAGGTGAACTCACATTTTCAACCACTCAAACAAATACAGATGGTACGTCACTAGGAACATTCCAAGCTGCACAATTTGTTAAATTGCTATTGTCTAATTCTATTACGGGAACGGCGGGTACCAGTGATGGTACCATTGCTGATCACAATGCTCTTAATGTTTATGACCAAGAAAAAACTGCTGGTTTGAATTTTAAAGATTCTTCTGGTGGATATATTACTAATTTGGCGGGTCACTTGACGGTTTCTGGTATTACCAAACTCTTGCGTAATGCGGTAGATGCGAATCCTTTTAACAATCGTGGTACCCAAAGTCCTTATTGGGCTTCTGATGCCCACGATGACATTGATTTTGGTGTTACGGATGGTTTCTATCCTAATGATTTGTTTTTCATTCCTACCCAGGGATTCAAAATTACCTTGAAACTCAACATTGATACCGAAGCATTTACATCTCCTCTTAACAACATTAATCAAGCGGTTGCTAATGGTCAAGGTGCTAACTTTATTTCTAATACTACGAATGATGGACTTGCTGGTACAACCACTGGTTCCACCATTACCGGTGCACAAACGGCTACTACTACCACATCTAGAACGGTCACGACTACTCTATTGGAACGTGTTGTAACTGCACCTCTTTTGATTCGTCTCCAAGAAACTGGCGGTGTTGACACTTCCGGTACTGCACTTTCACCAGTATATAACCATAATTATTCCGCTACTAATGGTGCTGGTAATACTATGGTTTCAACCGATTTATAAACAACAACTAAATCTATAGTTGCCCTTGAGACATCTAGTGGAACGCCTTCATGCGTTCCATGTAAGATGTTCAAGGGTGTAAAACCCCAACGGTAGCATCTAGCCTTTAACGACTAAATTAATTGTATAGGATCCTATACAACCAATTTCATATTTTTATTTATTGTCGGAAGAGTTTGGTCAGAGGATTGGCGAAGCCAGAGAAGTCCTTCAACAACTAAGTCCTGAGCAAGCTTCGCTTGCAGAGGACTTTGGTCTGAGGGCGTACAGGAACCGAAGGTGACTTCGTCTCTGTGCAGCAAGGAGTCTTATTGGATGTGGTATCCGTAGCAGAGTGGAGGATAACCACGCATATTCAGAAGGACGACGTAGGAGTCCAGAGGAATATGGTAATTTTATTTGGGAGATTTTATGTTGGAATTGTACAATTGTTCCACATGTATACCAATAGACCAATCTGCATTGTTCAAATTGATTATTGTTCCCTTGTCAGTTAATAACCGTATATTGATACGTTTTAAATTAACCGGTCCAAAATAAATACGATCCTGATTTTGCAATGTACCACCAAATTCTATGAAAGATTGTCCATAAGCGGGTAATTTTAATGGAATGATGGCGAATATATCCTGAGTATTCGGACCAAGACTCGTTTTGTACGGGTCTAATAGAACAGAATTGTTAGCAATTAATAATTGATTCACTGAATATACTTGTTTAGAGGTCATATTGTTTCTTGTAACAGGATCCTGTGTATTTTGGATAAATGCTTGTGATGAATTTAGTTCGCACTGTAATAATGAAGAGTTTCGTACAGCGTACGAAGCCAATGGAATGTCCAAAGATGATTGTGTTACCGTCACCAATCCATCGTTGATGTGACTTTGTGTAAAATCATCTAATAATAAAAAAAAAGAATTGTAAGGAATGACATTGACAATGGTATCTCCACGCAATGTTACTATATTGGTAGACACATCATACGTATAACTATTGCTAGGAAATTGACCATAATAAGTGCTATTTGTATTTATATTCAAAGAAACATTTGACGAGGTTAATATGTAATTCGCCTGATTATGAAATCCTAACAACCATCCCAAAGTGGTGTCCCATTTTACTGCTTGTATACTTGAATTTTTTCCATAAGTACATTGAGTAAAACTTACCGGGTCAAAAAAATCCAATACATAATCTCGGGTGGTATAAATGGTATTTACGTTCAATCGGAACACGGTATAATTGGTGATTGGATCCAACGAAATACACGAACCATTGGTCACATATCCATAATAATTGGAATAATTTGTAAATTGATAGTTGATTTCATTGACAATATCATTGATACTATAAAATGTATCTATGTATAAATTTGAAAGTTGTATAACAATGTCATTTACCGTATTGTTACATGTGTCATTGGAGTTTATATACACACCCCCCGATGAATTTGGTGTGGGTTTCAATGTGAAATAATTATTTTCTTGAGTTATTAATATTTTTCTATCTATGACAATTCCAATACCCTGTATTATACTATATGTATAATTTCCAATGTTTTTTGTGGGAAGTGTGGCTATGTTATAAGAAGAATCGGGTATATGTAAATACGTTGTCCAACTATTGTGTGATAGGTCGGAATCCGCAAATACAATCTTATAGTCTTGATTTGTCAATACTGATTGTATATTCAATATAATACGAATGGTTTGTTGTGCTGGATTGTAAGACATGTACGAACCATACATGGTTATGTTGTTTACCGTATTTTTTCCAAATACATTCGTATTAATTGTATTTATCAAATCCACTATGGTGAATATGTTGGTTTGATTTTTATGATATGTGTTGTATACATTCGTAGTTGGTATAATAAATATAGAAGAAATATCTTGATTGTTCCCCTTTCCTATTACATATATGGCATTATTGGAACTATCTATTGTAAATATTCCAGGTATGTTTACTGAACTGATTGTATACTGATTTCCTGAACTTTCTATGAACCATGGTTCAGTTGTGTTTGTAAAATTTGCAAAAATGGATTTTGTAAAATCTATACTAAAATATGGTTGGTTATTTATGGCATCTAATTGAGGTATGGTATGAAGAATTGTAACATGGATGTTGGCATAAAAATTTTCAGGTTGATTGATTACATTTCCATTCAGTCCCCACTGAATCAAAGTTGTAGATTGAAATGCTGAATTTAATACGTCTAGGTATTGTGTATAGGTATATCCTTGGGTAGTAGGAGGTGTAATTGCAAAAGAAATATCATTTCCTCTGTTTTCAAAACCGGGTTTAATACAAATAAAATAAATGGTGGGTGATGAAGTAAAGAAAATGGTATTTGTTACTGCCGCATTTTCTGATATGACATTACTTAATTCATTCGTTATTTGTAAGAATTGAAAACTATTGTTTTTATTCGTCCATAGAGGGTCTAACAATTGGATCCTATATTTGATATTTGGTTGGTTTTTGATATTGAAATATTGAAAAATGTTTTTACGTTGGGGTTTCAAAGTAAATACAAACCGAAATGTTCCAATGTCGTTGATATTTGAAATATCGGTTACTTCCATTTGACTAGATTCATCTATGATCCATAATCTTGAATCCGGTGTAAAAATGTTTGTTTGTGCTATAGACTGATTGATGGATTGTATGAGATTATAATAAGAATATTTTGTAGCTCCTATATTCTCATTGTTGGTTAATTCTTGAAAATTTATGTTGATTGTTTTTATGGTGGTTTGATTGTTACTAGTATCCGTATACGTATAATTACTTTGACTAATTGGTAAAAGAGAATTGGCTGTATGTATTTGACTCACATACAATTGTAATTGTATGGATTGTTGTGTTGGTGATATTGCTATATTTGGGTAAGCTGTACTGTAGTTGTATAAATTTCCATGAAATGTATTGGATTTTATTTTAAATAAATTATAGTCTTGGTATTCATAACCAAACAAATCGGGAAGTGTATGTATTGTTATACTTAATTGTGGTACTTGTGTAGGTTCTTCTTGAAAATTATCAGAGATATACAAGTCTTTTTCTTTATTTAAAAGTGCATGGGAAGAATAGGGTAATGGTGTAAATGAAGTATTTGATATAATAATTTCTGAAGGATTCGGAATATGCAAATATTTATACCATATATTTTGTTCTCCACTGGAATCCCATACTAATGTTTTGTTTTGTAATTGATTTTGTGGATAATTAATCGGATCATAGAAACTCATCAAATAATATCCTGACAAGGATGGGTCACTAATGATATCAAATGTAAGATTAGACAAGGATGAATCTATTTGAATGGTACTTTTGTTGAAAATGGGCGTGTTTTGAAATTGTTGTTGTATTTGATGAATCCATTCAGTAGTTTTCCACCCATAATAAGATAGATTTGATAATACATTGATGGAGGGATCCGGTATAGCGATTGTTATATCATTGGAAGGTATCAAGGTTATTGGACTATATGTGGTGGAATTTTCTGATAAATCATAAAATAAATTGCGATATTCTGAATAACGTATTAAATTTATGAGATTTGTATTGGGTGATATGGTGGGAGTCAAATTGGATATACTATTTAAAATGACACTTCCGTCATAGATAAAATTCGTTATTTGTATAATTTCTTCTTGATTAAATAAGGAAAATTGTTGTAATTGTGATTTTGTTAATTCTAATTGATCAAATACATTCCATTCTACTATTTGATTGGGTGTCCATTGACTCATGTATTGAATTGTATTGAACAAAATTCCTGATGTTATTTGTTTCGTTAATTCTGATACCATGTACTGTATTTGTGGTTGATTGATTGATGATAGAAAATCCAACTGGGACCAGGGAGATGGGGATGATGCCGAGATTAACGAAGTGGATACATCACGTATGTTATTTGACCATGTAGTAAATATGGATTGTTGAATGCTGGTTAAGTCATTGTAATATTCGTTTCGTAACAAATGGATGATTGTGGTAGGTACGATAAGATTGTTTGCCATACGATTGAAAACTGAAAATGTTGGATTGGTAAGAATTGTATACTGGTTTGAAAAAGTGGATTGTGCGTACAATTGTGTTAACCATTCGTTGGTTAATTGTATATTGATTTCTTGAAATAATATTTGAATTGTTTGCATTTGTTCTATGGTTAATCGTAATTTGGCAATCGGAATGTTTGATACTAAAAAACTCTCTACATTTGCCGTTAATATGTTAGGAATAATCGTATTTATAACTGATTGTGATAATTCGGCAATTTGTACCGCACTTAAATCCAATATTTGTTGTATTTTTTGTGGGGTATTGTTACTTAGACCATTAATTATTTGTAATTGTGGTACGGTTAGATTGTTGATTGTTTGGATTTGTTGAGACGTTAATTTTGATATATTTATGATAGTTGCATCATCGGTATTATTAAATAGATTGATTATTTGTATTGGTGTTAATTGAGATAACCATGCAATTTGTATAGGTGTCAGTTGGGATAACAACGATATTTGTGTAGGTGTTATTTTTTGTAAATATGAAAAATGTTGATATATTTGATTGCCAGTCCATTCATTGAGTAAAGTTAACATAGATTGGGGGGTATTGTTGCTTATGTCTTCTAATAATATCAATTGATTGTTACTTATATCAGATAATATGGGTATGAATGTTTTGTTAATGGTGGTACTTAATAATTTGTTTTGATGTATGGTTGCTCCTGATAAATCACTCGTGTATTTGTACAATGAATTAATTTCGGATTGGGACAATTCGTCCAAGTAGGATAATTGAATATTCGTGAGTTGGGCGAGTGTTTGGTACTGAATGGTGGTCATGGTTAATTGTGTTAAAATGTGTAATTGTGTCTGATTAAATTGGGTCAAATATTGATATTGTGTCTGAGTTATTCCCGATATGTCTGGATACAATGTTTGTATGTTACTAATATCTACGATTTGTGACCATATATTTTGGGGTATGATGGTTATTTTATCCAATATTGTATTTGGAATGTTTTGTATGACAGTTAATTGTGCATTTGAGATGTTTTGAATTAATAATGCGTATGATATTGGTTGTAATATGATGTAAGGTATATTTTTTAGTATTGATAATGATCCGTCGGATATATATGCTAGTGCATCTAATTCACTGTTGTGATATATGTATAATACATCCAATTGATTGTTGGAATAATTTGTATATAGATTGGTTATTTGTTGAAAATAGTTCAAAGATAAATTGGAAATTTGGGTTATGATTGTACTATTTTCGTTGTTATTACTAATATCAATGTATTGATGTTGTGTAAAATTTGATTGAAGATAGGAATAGATTAGTTGTAATTGATTCGGGTCTATTTCTTGAGAAATGTTGTATATTTGTTGACTGGTTAGACTTTGTTGTATTAAATACGATTGATTCGTTAACGATAAATTAAAAAAAATACTTAATTGATGACTGCTAAGATCGGTAATAAATTCTAATTGTTTTATATTAAATTTCGCTAAATTATTTATTGTGTTATTTTGACTGGTATCTAGATTGAAAAGAATTTCTATTTGTTCATAGGATGAATTGTATATGGTGCTTGCAATGTTTCGTAATGTGGGTGTTATTATTTTACTTTGAAGATTGTTGTATATATTGTTGGTTAAATCTTGTATGGTATGTATATTTCCGGATGGGTCTGTAATAAAATCTTGCAATATATAGGGGGATATATTGATGGTAAAATATGTAAAATATATAAATGGTTGGTCTTGTTTTGTATAATATATGTATTGATCTATGATTGGTTCTTTTACTTGTGGAAATTCCAAATAATAATTGTTTTCGTTGTAAATATTTTGTATATCCATAGTAAATGTTGCATAATTGTCTGTAGTGTTGTAACTTATGTTGGTTTGTCCAAAATTTATGTCCGTATTTTGCTGTTTCATTGTTTGAAATCCTTCATTTACTGCGGTAATTATGTTGGGAGCTGAATAATTACCAGGTGGAATTGTGATTTGTAAACTATTATTTGCTATTCCTAATTGATTTCCTTGTATAAAAAAGAAATTTCTACCATATGAATCGTCTATGGTGTACCAAGTGTACGGAATTTGTACCGAGTAAAGTTTGATACGTACTACATTGTTTAATGTTTCTGATAAATTAAAAATATAATCTGATGAATAAGGATATACTATGGTGTCCCGGAATTTACTGTCTATATGAATTATGCGACTGATTGTTTCTTTTAAAAGTGGATTGACTACACCGGGTGTGTACGATAATTGTTGTTGATATACTATTTCTTGATTTTTTGGATCATTCGGATTGTTATTTATTTGTACATTCGTTATGATGTCTTCGTTATTTATATTTGGTTGTTCAGGAATTTGTGTTGGAAGGACTTCTCCCGTCCTCTGATCTGAAGGCTGTGATGCCCTCTTATCTGAAGGCTGTGATGCCCTCTGATCTGAAGGCTGTGATGCCCTCTGATCAAATCCTTCTTGTATCGTATCTGTATCTAGTGATTCCGAATCTGATTCTATTTCAAAAAAATGATGATATATTTTCATAATAAATTTATACATTTTCATATCTGTATTTTCATATTGATGTAATAATTGATTTATTTTGGCTTCCAATTCGCGATCGGTCGGATTATTTACATCTAATATTTGATATAATTCTCTATCGGTATATTCTGATATTTCATTTATGTTGCGTATTGACATCTTATATTATTGTACGATATTATTGCTTTATAATAAACGTAAAGGAACCTACGGTTCCTTTAAAACCTCCCTTTTGTAAAAGGATTTATTTTTATGAATTTCTTGGTAGATTAGTAATATTAAATCCTATATTACCAATTTGAATTTTCTTATTTGAAGGGAGGTTTTAAAGGAACCGTAGGTTCCTTTACGTAGGTTCCTTTATAATATTATTATTATATATATGAGAACCAAGAAGTCACAAAAACGTGTACGTAAAACTCAGAAACACAAAAAATGTAAAAAAAGAGATGGAGGAAATACACTTTTGGTTTTGAGAGATGCCCAAACTAAAATAACAG